TCATGGCGCGCCTCGCGACGCCAATAGCACCACTGATCGACGACCTGGACCTCGAAACGTTCTATTTCTTCGTCCCAAATCGAATCGTCGATCCAGAATGGGAAGACTTCATCACAGGCACAGACACAGCCATCGAGGTCGCACAAATCCGACCCACCAACGCCGCAATGAACGCAACCCCAGTAGAACCGGGCAGCGTATTCGACCACTTCGGCATCATGCCCCAGGCATACAGCGGTGTACTCATGCTCACCGCATATCCGATATTCGGGTACTTCAAAATCTACAACGAATGGTTCCGCGATCAGAACCTACAACCCGAATGGACCTGGCCCGCCGACTGGCGAGCCTCAACCATGTACAGCGGGTTATTCGACAACGGGGCCGCATGGGACCAAATGCCCCTGCGCGCCAACAAACGACACGACTACTTCACGAGCTCATTACCCTGGCCACAGAAAGGCGACGCGGTAGACATCCCGCTCGGAACCGAAGCGCCCGTTTACGTGGACAGCAGCATCGCCACCGGCAACAGCGTTGCCGTCACAGTGGAAGGCACCACCACGCATAGACAGATCGTCAGCCAGGGCGTCGGAACCGGAACAACCTGGGGCGCCGCCAGCGCGAGTGGACAAACACCGCAACTCTACGCGGACCTCACCAGCGCAACACTGGCAACAATCAACAGCCTGCGCCTGGCATTCCAGACGCAGAAGCTCCTCGAGCGCGACGCTCGAGGCGGCACCCGCTACGTCGAACAGCTCATGAGCCACTGGGGAACCCGAAGCGACGACGCCAGACTCCAGAGGCCCCAGTACCTAGGCGGAAACAAGATTCCCATCACAATCAACCCAATTGCGCAGACCGCCGCCTACGACACCACCGTCGGCGCAGACGTCAGCCCTGTCGGCAACTTGGGCGCAGAAATGCACGCCGGCAGCTCCAAAAAAACATTCACCTACGCCGCCAAGGAGCACGGATACATCCTGGGCATCGCAGTAGTGCGAGCCACACCAACATACCAGCAGGGAACACGCCGCCACTGGAGACGGCAGACACGCCTCGACTATCCGTTCCCCGTGTTCAGCCACATCGGCGAACAAGCCGTCGACACACAAGAGATATACCAAAACAGCGCCAACACACCGAGCAACGCCACCTGGGGATACCAGGAACGCTATGCGGAAATGAGATACACCCCGAACGAAATCACCGGGGTACTCAGAAGCACAGCCACTAACCCAATCGACTGGTGGCACCTGTCGGAAGAATTCGGAAGCGAACCGGCACTGAACGCCGCATTCATCACCGACAAAACACAAGAGACGCTCGCTCGATCGCTCGCAACAGCCACAGCGCAATGGAGCGCCCAAATCATCATGGACATACAGCACGACAGCCGCGTGGCCAGAATGCTGCCCACCTACGGCGACCCTGGCCTAATCGACCACTTCTGATGAAACTCACCGACCTTGCGCCCTACCTCAAAGCAACCAGAAGGACAGCCACACTATGGCATGGATACCAGCGGCAATCGGAGCCGCCACAGATATCGTCGGAGGACTCCTGGGCAACAGCGCCCAGAAGAAAGCCAACCGAACCAACATCCGACTACAACGAGAGCAACAAGCCTGGGAAGAACGAATGAGCAACACCAGCTACCAACGAGGCGTCGAGGACCTCAAAGCAGCTGGACTCAATCCCATGCTGGCCTACAGCCAGGGCGGCGCATCTACGCCAAACGTCAGCGCCGCCACGGTTCAACCCGTGGACTCCCTGGCGCGAAGCACCAACAGCGCCGCATCCAAACTGCAAATGGCGACGCAACTCGCCCAAATCCAAGCACAGACCGAACTAACCAAGAACCAAGCCACCGCTGTCGATATCGACAACCAGATAAAAGCCTGGGAACTGCCCTACGCATCAGCCAACGCTGCCGACCGACGAGCACAAGTCTCGGGACAATCCACCGAGATCAACGAAAGGGTCAAGAAGGTCATCGCCGAAGCAGACCTCACCAAAGCCCAGCTCGATCAGCTCAAAAAACTGATGCCCGAGATCCTACGCAAAGCAAAAGCCGAGGCATCCCTGCAAGAATTGCAGATCCCTTCGGCCAAAGCCGCCGCCGAGGTATGGGAAAACGTAGGGGCCGCAGGAGCGGGGACATCCTGGGCGGCCAAGATCGCCGCAGAAGTCGCCAAAGCCATCAACTTCATCAAAAAGGACTGAACCATGGACCACAACGAACGACGCGCCAAGGGGCGCACCCACAACGACGGCAAAAGCCTCACCGACCAGAGCCAAGCCGCCGACACCAACATAAACGTCATCCTCAAAAAGTACGGCGTTACGGGAGTCGCCACCGGGCGCAAAGGCCCACCGCAATACCTGGATCACACGGCGCGGCCCCGCGACCTCCGAGAAGCCTACGAACAGGTGCGCGAGGTACATGCCCTACGCACCGCACTGCCCGAACAACTGCGCAACAAAACGTTCGACGAACTCGAAGCCTTGACGCTCGACCAACTCCAAACCATACTAACCCCGCCGGCACCACCGCCGGCGCCACCACCAGGTGAAACGAAATGAGGATCTACGCCGTCCGAGACAGACTCATCGACTACTACATGCAACCGTTCGTCGGACCGAACGAAAAGGAAGTCATGGCCGCCCTGGCCAGAACCGTCAACAACGAGGTAGACACGAATGGGATCAGCCAAGCGCCGCACCACTTCGAGCTCTGGGAGCTCGCCACGATCGACGAAGAAGGGAACATCACGCCAACCCGCAAGCTCATCTGCGACTGCGCAAGCCTCATTCGGGGAGGTGTTCGGACGGCCGCCGAGCGACGCGGTGCACAAGCTCAGGCAGACCCTAGCAGTCAACCGGCGCCGACTGGAGGAGCTCCAGGCCGAACCCGTACCAACGGTCGCGCTCTACCGCCTGAGGCACACACAGAGGCTGAGCCGACTGCGGAAGTACCTCGCCAACATCGAGGAGGCTATCCGCCACCAGCAGATGCTTGACGAAAGCAATAATTGACACCGGCAACCGGTGTCAATAGGACCATCTTAATCAAGGGAACGATGGTCCAACGCTGACAAAGGCAGCATACTGGGGGGGCTTGACGCCCCCCCAACTTTATGAAGGAGAGCACCATGAGACGACGAAACATCAGCGCACGCAAACACAGAAACAAACACCGCCGCGCCGAGCGGCGCGGCAAAGCAATCAACAGCCCCGGATTCATCATGCGGGGCGGCATCAGACTCTGATGCCATGCGCGGCTCCCATCCGCGCCTACAAGGCGTCCACCGGACGCCTTGTATTCTTCAAATCAACCGACTGGCAATACTCAGTCGAGCCCTACACGGGCCTGCAGGTGCCTTGCGGCACCTGCATATGTTGCAGGGAGGAACAAGCACGCCAAGCAGCAGTGCGAATCGCACACGAGGCAACATGCCACGAAAGAAATTCGTTCGTAACACTCACATACAACGACCATTCGATCCCGCTCCACGGGTCCCTCGAATACAAGGACTTGACCAACTTCCTAAAACGCGCACGCCGGACCTTCGGCCCTCTGCGCTACTACGCCGTAGGAGAATACGGCGACCAAAGCCTTAGACCACACTACCACCTGTGCATATTCGGACACGACTTCACAGACAACCGCATCATCACACGAACAACCCCGCACCTACTCTGGACGCAAAAAGCTTTAACCAGGTGCTGGGGACAAGGACGCGTGGAGGTGGGAGCACTCACATTCGAGACCGCCCGATATACCGCAAGCTACGTCACCAAAAAACTCAGAAGCAAACAACGATACGTCCGTATCGACGAAACCACCGGCGAGCTCGTCGCGGTGGAACAACCCAGGGCATTCATGTCTGACAACCTGGGGAAGAATTGGTGGATCGAATACGGCCACCAACTGGAACATAACGACTACGTCATCATAAACAGCCAAAAGCAAAAACCGCCCAAGGCGTATGACCGCTGGCTCAACGAAATCAAACCAAACGCAATGCAGGAGATCAAAACAAACCGCCAGAAAAAGGCAAAGCCAACAACCAAACAACAAAATCGCACGCGCGCACGTAACGCGCACGCACGCGTAAAGAACAAGACCAAGACAGTTTAGCGAGGGAAGGACAGCTTCCCGAGACACGCAAAACAACTAAGCACACAGGAGTACACCGCAATGCTACGCAACAAAACAGCCAAGCAGCACAACTTCGCCCTGGTACCCAGGGCAGACATCCCGCGATCGGTATTCCCGATGCGGCAAACCAGAAAACAAGCATTCGACGCCAGCGAACTAATCCCAATCATGGTAGAGGAAGTGCTGCCGGGCGACACATGGCAGCACAAAGAAAGCATCATGGCGCGCCTCGCGACGCCAATAGCACCACTGATCGACGACCTGGACCTCGAAACGTTCTATTTCTTCGTCCCAAATCGAATCGTCGATCCAGAATGGGAAGACTTCATCACAGGCAC